AGACTTTGAATAGGGTACAGCTTGCAATGGGAACAGGCTCTATGACGCTTAACGAGGCTATCGACCTTGCCACAAGGGACTTCCTCGACAAGGGCATAAACTGTATCGTATACGCTGACGGCAAGCGAGTGAACATTGCCGACTATGTGCGAATGGCTCTGCGGACAACTTCCACAAGGGCGGCATTGCAGGGTGCGGCGAAACGCTTTGCAGAGCTTGGGTATGATACGGTGCTTGTGTCGCAGTATGGCGGCTGTTCAAAGACCTGTGAGCCTTGGCAAGGTCAAGTATACATTGATGATGTGTTCACAGTATGGGAGGGGGAAAAGGACGAGTTTCAAGGCAAGTCAAATTACTGCGGTGAGTGGTTTTGGCTGCTGTCATACGCCGTAAAGAACGGGCTTTTCCACCCCAACTGCCGTCACACAATGACGCAGTATATACACGGCAGAACGCAGATACCTGAGCCGATACCGGCGGAGAAGATAAAAGAGCAGCGACAGCTTGAACAGAAACAGCGTGCAATGGAGCGGAAGATACGCAAGCTCAAACGCTTTGCGGCAGGCACCTGCGACCCTGATACAGCCAAGGAATACCGCCGAAAGCTCAGGCAGGCTCAGCACGAATTAAAGGTGTTCGCTGAGGAGCATAATGAGGTGCTGCATAGGGATCATAGCAGGGAGAAGTATTATGGTGGTGGTGTTGACAAATCGGGGAAAAGTGGTATAATAGAGGTAGACAAAGATACGTTGAAAAAATATCTTGGAAAACCGATAACACAAGCTGACAGTCAGCATGTTCGTGAATGGTATTATGCAAATGTAACGGATATCCCTAATCAGATAGATAAAACAAAACCCTTTGAAGAACAGGTCAAGCAGGCTTTTGAACTGAGAAATTACTATAAACACGAAGCTCGCGTTGCTATGTCTGATAAGAAAACGGCTATGATGCTTGATGAAAAACGTCCTGCGCCAACGTTTGAAAAGTTATTAAAGGATAAAATGAAGCGCAAGAACATGACAAAAGACGAAGCTTTAAAAGATATTTTAGAAACTGCGTCAAAAACAAATGACGAAGTAAACAAGAACTACGGCTTATAAAGGAGGGCTTGATATGACAAAATTTGATTATACGATTTTCAAGGATAATAGTCAAAGTGAGTTTAAAAAAGCTTGCAAACTGATCGAGCGTAGTTTTCCTGACGCAAAGAAAAATAAGCTGTTAATTGATGTTGACGGCTCTACGATTCAGACATATACAAAAGACGGTAAGGACATTGATGTATATGATGATTATGACGTTGGGGCTGTGTTCGTTAAATCAGAAATAGATCTTGATAATATTTTTTCTTGACCGCTCCGCTACGGCGAGGCGGTATTTTTATACCCAAATATCGGAACTAAGCACCTTAACGGGTGCTTTTTTCATACACAAATTTAAGAAAGCGAGGTCAGAAAATGGACGAGAAAAAGAAACTCCCTGATGAGGAGGAGAAGAAAACTCCCGATACTCACGAGGAGAAAAAGGACGAGCCAAAGGCTGAGGAAAAGCCTGCGGACAAGGCAGATGAGAACTCTGCCGACAATGAACAGCCTGCGGTGGACGATAGTCAGGCTGACGAGAACGGTGAGGGTGCCGACAAGCCTGCGGAAGATAAGCAGGAACAGCCAAACGAGGATAAGTCCGACAAGCAGGACAATGCTGAGAACGCACCTGACGAAAAAGACCAGGAGATACTCAGGCTCAAAACTCAGATAGCCGCTATGCAGCTTGGTATCAAGCCCGACTGTATCGAGGACGCTGTTGCGGTGGCTGAAAGCTATGTGAGAAACGGCAGTCAGCAGGATATCAACGCCGCCCTTTCTGCGGTTGTGAAGAAGTATCCAGACATGAAAGGCGAGGGTGGCAAAAAGTCCGACGGCAAAAAGCAGGGCGGTTTCAAGGTCGGTGCAGGATCTTCGGATACTGATGAAAAGAAGCCACAGAGCAAACCAACAGCGCAGAAACGTTGGAACAAATTCAAGTAAAAACAGGAGGAATGAATCATGCCAAATCTTAATTACGCA